GCGTTGGCGTTCGCGAAGACCTGTCCGACAAGATTTTCGAGCTGTTCCCTGACGATTGCCCTTTCCAGGCCGCCATTGGCCGCGAGAGCGCAACGCAGGTCTTCCATGAGTGGCAAACGGACGCGCTCGCTGCCGCTTCCGCTCAGAACAAGACGATTCAGGGCGATGATCTGACCAACGATAGCCGTGCCAACACCGTTCGGCAGGGCAATTATACCCAGATCATGAAGAAGGTTGTCGGCTCCTCGACGACCATGGAAGCAACCCGCACCGCGGGCCGCGCTTCGGAGCTTGGCCGCGAGATCATGAAGGCCGGTCGCGAGTTGAAGACCGATGCGGAGACGCGTTTCTGCGGCAATTACGCCGCCGTTGCGCCTGCATCGGGAACGGCTGGTGAATCGGCGGGCGCTCTGGCGTTCCTCGTCACCAACAACGACATGGGCGCGACTGGCACCGCTCCGACCTATTCGGGTGGCGGCAAGTCTGGCTACGTTAATGCTGCGGCCGGCAACGGCACGCTTCGCACTTATGCGGAAACCAACTTGTCGAACATGCTGGCGAGTATCTGGGCCGCTGGCGGCAATCCGTCTATTGCGCTGTCTTCGATGACGCTCAAGCGCAAGGCGGCGGCATTCACTGGCCTTGTCTCGCAGCGTCGCGAAGCGGGGACCAAGCTGGTGACGATCGTTGCCGGCGCGGAAGTTTATGTCGGCGACGGCGGCACCGTAAGCCTTGTGCCTTCGCGTTTCATGAACGCTCGCGACACGCTGGTGATCGATCCTGAGTATTGGGCGATTGCTGATCTTGATTCGCTCAAGATCATCGATCTCGCGAAGACGGGCCTTGCAACCCGCAAGGCGCTGTATCAGGAATCGACGCTGGTTTGCCGCAACGAAGCGGCGAGTGGCGCTATCCGCGACCTCCAGTAGTAAACAGGGGAAGGGGCTGGCTTTCGGGCTGGCCCCTTTTTCTTTCGACGGAGATCACATGATCCGAGCATTCCTGCTGCGGGTGCTGTCCGCGCTCGCCAGCCTCATCGCACGTGCGCAAGCCGCGCTTGAGGCGAAGGTCATTGAAATCCAGACGGGTATTCAGGCCGAACTTGACCTTGCCGCCAACGAACTGGAAATCGAAATCACCCACGAAGGCGGCGCTGCAATAGCTGCCGGCATCATCGCTGAGCGCGGCGCAATCGTCGTGGTCGAGAAGAGCGTTGCGCAGGCGCTAATCGACAAAGGCGCGGCGCGCCGTGTCTAACTGGGAGCTAATCGACTACAATCGGGACACCGGGCTCAGGAAGTATATCGGAGACCATCCCGACGATCCTACGGGTGTTCTGGTTCGCTATGAGCAGGACGCCCGCAGCATCGGTGCCGTTCTCGACCGTAACAAAGAGGCGGCGAACCACTATAGCATCGGCAGGATGAGCGACAATGAGAAGGTCGCCGAAATCCCTGTTGGCGTCATGTATGAATGGCTGGTCAAGCACGGCGTGAACGCCTGGAACCCGGCACACAGAGACGGCGTGAAGCGGCTGCTGAACAGCTCGGATTACCGCTACCTCAAGTGCCGCGACATCATCATTTGAGGAGCCGCTGATGGCAATTTCGCTCGACATCAGCGCACCCGGCGCAATTCCCGATCTCGCCACGCTCAAGACGACGGTCAACGACTGGCTCGACCGTGACGATCTGAACGACAAGGTTCCGGTCTTCATCCAGATGGCCGAAGCGATGTTCAACCGCGAGCTGCGCACGCTGGAGATGGAAGCCACCACCATCGGTGAAGCGACCAGCGAAGACACGACGCTGCCCGAAGACTATCTCGCGATGCGGGCGATTTACGAGGAAGGTTCACCCGACCGTCCGCTGAAAGCCATTTCACCGACCGCGATCCGGCAGGGCTATGACGGCACGACGGGAACGCCGGTCGCATATACGCTGATCTCGGGCGCGATCCGGCTGGTTCCACCGCCGTCCGGCACGATCCTCCTGACGATGGATTACTGGGCGCGGATCGAGCCCCTGTCGGTTTATTCGCCGTCCAACTGGCTCTTGCAGAAGCACCCGGACGCCTACCTTTACGCCACGCTGTTCCACGCCGAATGCCACCTCGATAACGCTGTCCGGGCGGCGCAATGGAAGGCGCTGCTCGACAACGTGATGCAGCGGATCAACAAGACCTCGCGCAACGACCGGTTCGGCGCTGGGCCATTGGTGCCGTCGATGGTTACGCAGGTCGGCGGGCGCGCCAAGTGCTGAAGGAAATTCCGTTCGGCGAGTTCACGCCGGACGCCGCCCCATCCCATTCCAACGCTTTGACCGAAGCGAAGAACGTCCTTCCGATCGCCAACGGCTACGCTCCGGTGGGCTCGTTCCAGGCGGTCACGTCTTCGCTTGGCGGCGCATTCGTCGGGGGTGGTGCATTCATTGGTTCGGACGGCAATTCGACGCTTCTGTCTGCCACGGCTGCCAAGCTCCGCAAATACAGCGGCGCATGGTCGGACATCGCCCCTGTCGTCACGTCCGGGCGGTGGCATCTCGCGCAGTTCGGCGACAATGTCGTCTATGCCAACGGGGGACAACTGGGCCGGTATGAGCTGATCGCAGGCACGGCCTCGGACCTAACCGACGCGCCGGCCAATGCGATCGATGTCTGCACGGTCAAGGATTTCGTTATGTGCCTCACCGCCGATTCACAGGCGGTATGGTCGGCGTTCAACGATTGCACCGGGTGGACGGCGGGCGAGAACCAGTCTGACTTCCAGCCCCTTCTGGACGGAGGAACCGGCGTCAGGATCGTCGGCGGCGAATATGCGATCATCCTGCAAAAGAACACGATCCGCCGGGTGAGCTATGTGGGGCCGCCGGTCATCTTCCAGTTCGACGTCATCTCGCCCGAGGTCGGGTGCATGGCGGCGGGATCGGTGGCGAATGTCGGGCGGCTGATCTTCTTCGTTTCCGAGCGCGGCTTCGAGATGTGCGACGGGGAGACCGTTACTCCCATCGGCGATGAGAAGGTCAACCGCTGGTTCTTCTCGCGGCATTCACGCGAGGACATCGCCAATATCTGGGCCGCGGTGTCTCCGCGGCTGTCGGTGGTTTACTGGGCCATGCCGGGAACGCCGGGGCGGATCATCGCCTACAACTGGGTGTTGCAGCGCTGGTCAACGATCGAAACCGACGTGACCGGGCTGCTTACCGGGCGCACATCGAACGTCTCGATTGACTCGCTGGATGCGACTTATCCCTCGGGGCTGGATTCGATCCCGATCAGCCTGGACGATCTTTCGCTGGCGGGCGGAAACCCGCTCCTGCTGGTGGTGGATGGAAGCAACCAGCTCGGATCGCTCTCGGGCACGCCGATGCAGGCAAGCGGGACACAGAAGAACATCGAACTGACGCCCGGACGGCGGTCGAGACTGCGGTCGGCTCGGATGGTGACGGACGCCACGAGCGCTTCGGTCTCAATCAATGCCAAGCTCAACGCCGGGGACGGTGAGAGCCTTGTCTCGACCGGTTCGATGCGCGCCAACGGGAAGATGCCCCTGCGCGCCAACGGGCGGTATTTCGACAACCAGTGGTCGATCCCCGCAGGGACGCGCTGGTCTTATGTCCAAGGGTGTGAATACGAGTTCGAGGCGGGGGATATGCGGTGAACGAAAAGTTTCGCGTCATAGAGACGGGTGGCAAATTCGCTGCATATAGCACGCGCTCACCATTCTTCTGCGTCATTGAGGATTCGGAAGAGGCGGCGGTTAAAAGCGGTCGCCGTGCGCTAGTCTTTGGTGAGCGTGTCGCTAGGCGCTGCGCCGCAAGAGGATAACGTTGCTTTCCGGCCAATATGGCTCGGCGTCGAATTGTCGCGCAAAGCCCGGCGGGGCAAACGAATACGTCAGAAAGTAGCTCCACCACGCGAGTCTGACGCGCCACTTGTGGCGATATACGCGGACCCTTTCGTGCCACCCGCCGCCAGCGATGATGATAGGCCAGTAGCCAGTCCGAATTGTGACCTTCCACATTGGCTTCGCTGACATGGCCCAGCGCTAGCACGAAAGGGGTTTGATGTCCAACCTCTTCCCCAATGTTCCGACGTTCCAGACCAACGACATCTTCACCCGGTTCGGGAACGCCATCAATTACCTTCTGAACCGCGCCAATGACGACACGTTCGGCGCGGCGCAGTTCATCCCGCTTGTCAGTGGCGCAGAGCCGCCCGTCCTCATCAGCGACGGTGCCGGACGCCTCATCATGGTCGCCTGGAACCCGTAAATGACAGACTCAACGCTGAACCGCTTTCTCGCGTCGGGAACGAACGCGGAGAGACTGGCCTTTACACCGTCCCCGCCGACCCCTGCGAGCGGCCCAGACCCGACCTATGTCTGGCACGAAACGGACACATCGAACACCTATTGCTGGAACTTCGACAGCTCGGCGTGGATCAAGATCAACAACGCGCCGACGCAGACGACGCCGAACGCGGTCACGTTCAACAATTCCGGTTCGGGAGCTGCTTCGGGAACGAACTTCGACGGCTCGGCGGCGCAGACGATATCCTATAACACCATTGGCGCACAGCCTTCCGACGCAACGCTCACGGCATTGTCGGCGGTGGCATGGTCGGCGGGAACGCAAGTCCTCACCCTCACCGCTGCGGACACGTTCACGCTCAAGACCGTCGGCATCGCGGCGGGGAATATCCTCGACAAGACCGCTGGCGACACGCTGTATCAGACGATCGGCTCGTATCAGCCACTCGATTCCACGCTCACCGATCTGGCGGGGCTGTCCTACACCTCGAATGCGCTGAAGGTCGTTCGCGTCAATGCGGGCGAGACGGGTTTCGAGCTTGCCACGATTGCCTCGGGAACCACGAACAACGCACTAACCTTCTCCAATACCGGCGGCGCTGCGGTCGGAGCAACTTTCGATGGCTCGGCTGCAAAGACGGTTGATTATTCCACGGTTGGAGCGCTTGGCAAGGCGAACAACCTTTCCGACCTCAATTCCGCATCCACGGCACGGACGAACCTCGGGCTCGGCACGATTGCGGTAGAGGACGAAGCCACCGCAGCCCAAATCCGCGCGGGCACGGCAAGCAAGGCGGTCGCAGCCGACAAGCTGCTCTCCGCAATGGCCGTGCAGACGCTCACCGATGGCGCGACGGTCTCGTGGGATATGTCCACGGCGATCAATGCCAAGGTGACGCTCGGCGGCAACCGGACGCTGGCGGTGAGCAATCCCGTTCTCGGCGCAACCTATTCGCTCGGCGTCATTCAGGACGCGACTGGATCGCGGACGATGACATGGCCGTCGTCGTTCGATTGGGGCACGACCGGAGCGCCGACGCTCACCACCACGGCGAGCAAGCGCGACCGGATCACGGTGTTCTGCACCGATGCTTCGACGCCGAAGTTCGATGCGTTCCTGAGCGGCAAGGGCTTTAGCTGATGCTGCCGTTTACGAATGCGGCACTGATGAGCGCAGCAGTTGCCAATTCGCACGCAGGGGACAAGTCATTCGCCTTCGTCGATGGCGACTACATGGAGCTGCTGAGCTTTAGCGCAATCACTGGCGCGCCATGCACAATCGTGGCCTGGTTCAATCCCGACAACGACACCGACAATCTGAACATCTGCAAGGTGACGACAAGCGGTCAGGACCGGCTTGAACTTGGTCTAAGCGGCAGCTCATCCCCCGATAGGGTTTCTGCGTTGGCGGCACGAACGAGCGGCACTTCGGCTTCAGCCGTGGCAGGGGATTACGCCCCATCTTCCTGGCAGCACGCGGCCGCAGTGTTCGCATCGAGCACGTCACGCACCGCATATTACAATGGCGTCGCTGGCACTCTCAATGCGTCGAGCATCGTGTCAGCTGGCATGGATCGCGTCAGTATTGCGACGGGCTACAGCGGCGGCACGCGCAACGCCAATAACATGAAGGGCAAACTCGCGCATATTGCGATCTGGAATATGGCGCTTTCTGGAACCGATATCGCCAGCCTCGCGACACCTGGAACGCTCCCGTCATCAGTTCAATCTGGAAACCTCGTGTTCTATGCGCCGCTCACGGGAGGGATCGCGAAAGACCTGGTGAGCAACACCAGCCTTACGCTCGTTGGCGCAACATCTTCTTCAGATGGGCCGTTCTGAGAGACAAGAGCGGCTTCTCGACGGCAAGGTGGAAGCTCGATCCCGCGAGAAGGACAAGAACAATTCCCAACGTCCTGGGCCACAGCGCGAGCAGCACCAGCTGATGCGTCAGATAGATCGAATATGAAGCATCGCCAAGGAACACTGGGGCGTCGAAAGCCTTTCCGAAACGGTGCTCATTCGCGATTGCCACCGCAACGGTGATTGCAGCCGGAATGCCAACCAGCACCACACGGCTAAGCGAATGTGCGATGACAATGTCCCATTGCGGATTGGAGAAGGCGAATATTACCGCCGCAGGAAGGAGCCACCACGGTGAGAGCCGAGGACGGAACCTCGCGATGGCGATACCGGCAAGGAACTCCAGCGTGATCGAATTGCCGACAAAAGTGAGAAGTGCGCTCGGCCACACGACGCTGGCGGCGAGCGCGGTGAGATAGACCGCGATGACCTTGCGCGATCCGAAGACGAGCGCCATCGCCGTCGCGAGATAGAACAGCATTTCGTAGCACAATGACCAACCCGCTGGGAGCGCGGGGCGCACGAACGATCCGTAAGCAGGCCATAACGTCAGGCTCGAAAGCAATTTGGCTGGGCTCAGCAAGTGCAGGTGCGCGGCGACGAATAGCCAAGGGATGAGATCTATCCAGTAGAGCGGGTAAATCCGCCAGATGCGCGCCGTCAGGAACTCGGAGGGAGTCCGTCCCGGCGCGACCGTGGCCATGATGAAGCCGGAGATGACGAAGAACAGGTCAACTCCGGCAGCGCCGTAACCGAAACCCGCGCCGTGGCAGAGAACCACGCCGAGCACCGCGACCGCACGCAGCACCTGGATTGAACGCAGCCTGGACAGGCACACCCCCTAACCCGAGCGGGGACGTGAATAACGGAAATTCAACACCGACGCAAAGCGGGAGTGCCGATGCAAATCCGCGCCATTCCCGACGCGACACAATGGACGCGGTGGGATGAAGCGAAAGCATTGCTGGAACCGGCGCGGGCAAGGGGTGACTTTGCCGACGTAATCGAGCCGGACGAAGCGCTGTTCGCGGTTGAGGACGGGGACGAACTGCTCGCCGTCGCAACCGCATGGCTCGGCACGGATAACGCCACGGGCGTCCGGTTTTGCGAGGTGAAGCTGATCGGCGGACGGGATCACCGCCGCTGGTTGAGGGCATTGGATTGTCGAATTGGGGCCGCAGCTGCGGAGGCGGGAGCCACGCGCATGATCGGCATCGGGCGCGCTGGATGGAGCAGAATCTTGCAGCGCAATGGGTGGGTGAAATGTCAGCCGGTTGACGACCACTGGCTGTTCGAGAGGGAACTGTAAGTGGGCAAGAAGAGCACCAAAAGCACGAGCACGAGCGAGCCGCCGAGCTGGGCAGTCGGCCCGCTCAGCAAGGGCATGAACGATATCGTCAGCACCGTTCAGGGCAATGCGGGCAACCTCAAGAACCTCGAAAGCGGACTGACGGGCATCCTTCCGGGCCTCACTTCCGCCGCGACCGACACGAGCATGTTGCAGCCCGGAACAGGCTATCTCAACGACGTTCTCGGCGGCAAATATCTCGGGCAGGCGAACCCCTACATGCAGGGGATGATCGACCAGACCGCGAACGATGTCGGCGGGCGCGTCAATTCGACCTTCTCGCAGGCCGGACGCACAGGGGGCGGTGCGAACCAATATCAGCTCAGCAAGGGCCTTGCCGACGCGGAGAACGGCCTGCGCTACCAGGACTATTCTAACGAGCGCAACGCCATGACGCAGGCCGCTGGGATGCTGCCGCAGTATAATGCCTCGCGGTTTGCCGGATATTCACCCCTTCTGGGAGCTTACCAGCTCGCCGGGCAGCTACCTTACTACGGCACGCAGGCGCTCGGCAACCTCGGCGGCATGGCCGGCGGGTTCGGCACGCAAAGCTCGACCCAGCCCGGCGGCTGGCTCAACAGCCTGCTCAGCGCCGGGGCCTCGATCGGTTCGGCGGCGATCATGGCTTCGGATCGCAGGCTCAAGACCAACATTCGCAAGGTCGGCGAAGCGAAGGATGGGCTCGGGCTCTACACCTGGAACTGGAAAGCCGATCCTGACGGGCCAGAGGTTCGCGGCGTGATCGCCGACGAGGTGGAGAAGCTGCGTCCGTGGGCGTTCGTGCCCAACTTCATCGGTCAATATGCCGGCGTCAATTACGGCACTTTGGGGAGCCTCGAATAATGCTTGGTGACGGTTACGCGTTCGGCCAGATGCCGCAGCTCACGCAAACGGCAGGCCCGTCCGGATTCGGCGGGGACATGTCGAGTTTCGGTGACATGCCGGGGCTTGGCGGGACGCCCGGTTTCGGCGGCGGCATGTTCGGCCCACCGCAGAAGAAGAAAAGCAACGGGCTGGAGCACCTGCTGCCCTATCTCGGCTTCGGCCTGCTCGGCGGCTCGCTGCTCGGCGGCAACATGGGCATGATGGCCCCGCTGTTCGGGCTCGCCGGTATCGGCCTACACAAAGCGAAAGTGTTCTAGCCATGCTCCCGATTGGTGCATTGGGGCAGTCTCCGCTTGCCCCGCAATATCCCGACATGCAGAGCCTCGCATCGCAGATGCCGCAGATGCCCAAGCGCGGCGGCATGTTCGGCGGCGATGGCAAGTTCGGCGTCGGGCAGGCGATCGTCGCGGCCTTGAACGGCTATCTCGCGAGTCAGGGCAACCCGGTCGGCATTGCGAACATGCGGATGATGCAGGAAGCGGCACAGGCCAAGCGTGAGAGCGCTGAATATGACCGCCGTCGCCAGCAGGCGTTGCAGGATCAGATGACCATGTTCGATTATCGGGCGGCGCATCCCGAAGCTCCAGCCCCCACCGAATACGAACGGGCGTTGGCGGCGGCCGGGATTATGCCCGGCACCCCTGACTATATCACGCACATGAAGAACTATGTGCAGATGAAGGAAAACCCCGTCTGGACATATACGGACCCGTCCACGGGGGCGCTGATGATGGGCTCAAAAGGTCCAGTTCAGCAGCCTGAAATTCTTTCCACGCTCCCGCCGGGGGCCAAGCCGATCGGAGGTCCGAGCCTCGGCGGCTCGGGCGGCTTTCTCTAACGTCGGCAACAACAACCCCGGAGGTCTGCGCGTGCCGGGGTCTATGCAGTTCCAGTCCTTTTCCTCGCCGCAAGAGGGCGCAAGAGCGCAAGAGGCGCTGCTGGGCCGCTATTTCAATCGCGGCCTCAAGACGGTCGCCAATGTCGTGGAAACCTACGCGCCTCGCCAAAGCAAGGGCGGCGACAACACCGACGCGCAGGTGAACAATTACATCAGCTACGTTTCCAAGCGCCTCGGGGTTAACCCTCGAGATACGCTGGCAGGACCGATGCTGCCTCGCCTCGCGCAAGCGATGCGCGAGTTCGAGACGGGCAAGAGGGGTTATTAGGTGGCAGATCAGTTTTACCAGCTTCCCGATGGCCGCGTGGTCAAGGCGCTTCCGCAGGGCGGATACCAGGTCGTTTCGGGCGGCGGCGCCGTGCCTGTTACCGGCGGCAACCCGAAACTGCCGGGAGAGCTGACTACTCAAAGTCTCGATATCACCGGCAAATCCATCTCCAACAAAAAGGATGCCGCCACGCTCCCGTTTGACGTGCGCAAGGCGCGTGCGGATGCGGAGACCGCAGAGATCAACGCGAAGAACGCGCAGGATCAATACAACGCACAGCATCCGCCTGTCAGCACTTCTGGACTTTATGGCGCTGATTATCTGAAGACGCTTTCCCCGGCGGATCAGGCAACGATCAGGGCGCTTGACGAAGGCCGTCTCGCATTCCCGATGAATGCCGGAATGCGCTCGCCGTTCTGGCAGGAAAAGCTCTCTCAGGTCGCGCAATACGACCCGACGTTCGACGCGACCAACTTCAACGCCCGCGCCAAGGCTCGCGCCAATGCAATCTCGGGTAAGCTGGGGCAGTCGAACAACGCGCTCAATACCGCGCTCGGGCACCTTCAGACGCTTTCCGACCAGATCGACGGAACGGCCTCGCATGGCGGGTTCCCGTTCGCCACGACGGTCAATGCGGTTGAGAACGCCTATTCGCGCGGTCGCGGCGATCCCGGCATTACCAACTTCAACGACACGGCAACCAAACTCGCCGATGAACTTGAGGCGGTTTATCGCAACGGCGGCGGTGCGGAGCAGGGCGTCGTCCGCCAGCTGCGCAACCTCGATCCCAACATGTCCCGCGATCAGAAAGTCGGCGTCATCCACAACGCGATGGACCTGCTCGCGTCGAAGATGGCAGCGAACCTATCGCAATACAATTTCGGGATGAGCGGCAAGCCCGAATGGGAAATGCTCGACCCACACGCGCGCGAGATTTTCGAGAAGAACGCTCCCGACATTCGCGACAAGTATTTCGCTGTCGCGCCCGGTCAGAGCGGCGGCAATCCCAACGGCGGGGGTTCCGGCGGCACTCCGAACAATCCTGCCGGCGGGCCTCCGATAGTTCGACCACCCGACTTCTCAGGCATGGTCGGTGGCCCGGCGCAGAACCTTGCGACGATGGACCCCAACAGTCCGGCGGGCGTGTTCAAGCAGACATACCGCAATCAGTATGATCCGGTGATGGCGAGCACGATGAGCGCGCTGATCCGCAAGGGCGTGCCATATGATACCGCCGCCACTTACGCGCAAAGCCACGGGTTCAACCCGCCGAGCCAGTCTGACTATGCGGCGGCTGTCGCGTTCGCCAAAAACCACCACGGCGCAACCAACGTCGAAGCCTCAAAGTCGGTGCCAACGACGTTTGGCGAGCGGTTGTCATCCTCTCCGGCTGCGGCCTTTGTCGCTGGCGCTGGGAGCGGTGCGGCGGCTGGACTGGCCGATGTTGCGGGGCGCACGATTGCTGGTCCGGCATGGGATGCCAACCGGCAGGCGCTTGCGGCCACGAATCCAGGTTCAGACCTCGCGGGGAACGTCGCTGGCGGCGTGGCCGGACTCTATGGCGCTGGCGTTGGAGCTGATGCGCTCCGGCTCGCACCGCGCGCGAGGATGCTGCTTGGCGCATCGAAAGCCAATACGCTCGGCAAGTTCGCGCCTCTGGCAACGGATGTAGGTTACGGCGCGACATATGGAGCTAGCGAAAGCCCAGACAATCCGCTTGGCGGCGCAGTCGGCGGCGCTTTGACGGCAGGCCCTGCTGGAATGGCCGGGCGTGGCGGTATGAGAATGGCGGGGCGCATGATCGCGCCGACCGGGGGCAACCTCGCGCCGCTATATCAAGCCAATCCCGACTTCCGCCCGACCATCGGGCAGCGGCTTAGTGCGTCGGATTCCCGCTTTCTACGCGGGCTTGGAATGGGCGAACAGGCGGCGGAATCCATTCCGTTCACTGGTGGCATTCAAACCAGCGCACGAACGGCTGCAACCGACCAGATGCAGCGCGGCGCGTTCAACCAAGCGCTCGGCGAGGTCGGTAAGGAGCTTCCGAACGGAATTACCAAGGGGCCGGAAGCGCACGCCTTCATGCAGCGCACGTTCAACAAGACATATGACGATGCGCGTTCCAACATGCAGTTCGTCGCCGATCCGCAATATGCGCAGGACGTTGGCTCGTGGCAGAACAGCCGCTCGGCGATGGCGCTGTCGGATGACCAGGTGAACCACGTTCAGAGCGTCATTGGCAAGGCGCTCAAGGGGCGTGTGCAGGGCAACATGATGGACGGGGCGAACTATAAATCCGCCGCGTCCGATCTTGCCGATGTGGCGCGCCGCTGGAGCAGCAATCCGTCCACGGCAGCGCAGGGCGCATATCTCCGCGACTTTGTTTCCATCATGGACGATGCGGCCAAGCGCGCATCGCCGCCAGAAGCGGGGCAGCTGCTCGATGCAGCGGATCGCGGATACGCCAAATCGGTGATTATCGAAAACGCCGGAAAGTCGGCCGGAGGAGAGCCGACCGAGTTCAGCGGCAAGAACCTGTTGCGGTCTGTCCAGAACAGCGATCCATCGGTGCGTGACAGGGCGTTCCTGCGCGGGCAAGCGCTGATGCAGGACTATGCCACGGCAGCCTCTAAGCTGTCTCCCAGCCTTGCCGACAGCGGCACGCCGCAACGGCTTGCGTGGATGAAGCTCGGTGGGACCGGAGAAGCGGCGGCGTTGGGCGGATTGGCGGCAATGGGACACCCCGCGGCGCTGGCACCGTGGGCTCTGGATACGATCGCCAACCTTCCCGGCGTCAGAAGCGCTGTTGGAGCCGCAATGGCCCCGAGGGGCAATTCACTTGTTGGAAATACGGCGAACATGCTCGGGCGCGGCCTCTATAATCGCGCCAACACGGTTGGAATGTTCGGCGCGCCGCTCGCGCTCGATTACTACGGGCAGTGATTTGCGCTTCGTGCGCCGCCGATAGAGCAGTTCAGCGCCGATCGCCTTTCCGGCGATAGCGCCCATCAAGCCGGGAAACCACCAGTCCACGGCAAAACCCTAGCAAAATCAAGGAAGCGCTTCAATGGCGGGTTTCTCGGCCTTTTCCACCACTGCGTCCGCGAACGTCACCCTTAACGGGATCAACATCGCAGAGAATTGCGCAGCGGCCAACGTTAACAATGCCCTTCGTGAAATTCTTGCCGAAGGGAAGCAGCTGGCGAACACCGTCGCTGCAATCAATGTCTCTGGCTACATGCCGCTTACCGGCGGGGCATTTACCAACAACATCACCCGCAGCGGGGCTGGCGGCTACTGGTATCACGCCAATTCCGCACAGGCCGCAGCGCCGGTTTACACCCAGCTTTCGTCGGTCGCCCTTCCCGCATCGCCAGTCGAGGGCACCGTGGTTCTGCAATACACATGACGGCGCTGGTTCGCCTGGGCGGCGAGTGGAAAACCATTAGCGCGGCAAAGGTGTTCGCTAACGGGACATGGCGCACGCTCGCCGCGATCCGTGCGTTCGTCGGCGGTGAGTGGCGCGAGGTCGCCAACTTCACCGCGCCTTCGACGCCGCCCGGAACCGACCCAGGCACGCCGACCGGCCTCACCGCGACGGCTAGTCCTACTGAGCAAACCGCGTCCGGAACAACCGCATCGATTATCTCGCAGCCGATCACGGTCACGCCGTCCGGCGGACTTGCGCCTTATACATACAGCTGGACGGCATCGGCCCTCGTCATCTCATCGCCGACTTCCGCGACAAGCAAGTTCACTGCGCCCGGACTTGGCCGTGGCGAGATGCTTGAGGCCGGCGTGTCCTGCCGCGTGACGGACAGCCTCGGAAGCACCGTCACCGCCCACGCGACCATCAGCTTCGAGCGTTCTTAAGGGGGCAAGATGTTTCACTACGTCAACGCGATTACAAACACGCGAGGTGACGCGCTCACTGGCTTCTTCGTCAGGGCGATCGATACGGCGAGCGGAAGCGCGGCCCCGATCTACGCCGACGACAGCGCAACGCCCATCGCCGCCGTTTCTGGGGTTGCCAATGCGGCTCAGGTGGACGGCGACGGCAACGCTTCGTTCTACGTCGATAGCGGGGAATATCACCTCGACATCTACGACACGGATTCGACCACCTTCGTCAAGCGCATCGAGAACGTGCCGATGGTGACGGCGGGTGACTTTGTAACCCCGACACAACTGGCGGACTCCGCCGCCGCGGCGACTATCGGCGCGACTGGCGGCGGGACGGTCCAGGACGGGCTCGACCGCATCGGCACGTTCGTTGGTTACGACACGGGCGTAGGCGGAACCGTCACGCAGAGCACGTCGAGAACAAGCGGCGTGACCATCAACAAGCTCACCGGTCGTATTTCGCTGGTTTCTGCTGCCGGCACATCGGCGTGGCAGAACTTCGACGTTACCAACTCCGAGGTTTCGGCCACGGACGTGGTTCACGTCAGCATTTGCAACGCGACCAATACCTATGTCGCATCGGTCCATTTCGTGACCGACGGCGCATTCGGAATCACCCACTCGGCTGTGGCGGGGACCGCAACCGACGCTCCGACGATCAACTTTGTCGTGGTCAAGGGAGCAATCGCGTGACGCCGCCGAAGGGGATCGCCGGCTGCTTCGACCGCCTGTTCCAGTGGTTCGAGGTGATGTTCCAGGCCGCCGACCAGTTCCTCGGATGCTATCTGAGGGGATGGTTCTACGTCTGGGGCAACGCCGAAAAGCCCAACCCTGACGAGACGATCAGTTCATGGGTCGGCAGGGGCGCGAGGGACAGGAAAAAGCCCTTCCTGATTGCCGCCGCCGTGATCGATTTCTTCATGGGGCAGGATCACTGCCTGAAGGCGATCGGGAAATGAGCCTCCACGAACATTCCAAGCTCGTGGAGAACCTTGTGTGGTTGTTTGCGGGAGTTGCGGCCGTGTCATTAGCCCAGGCCGCGATCGTCATGTCAATCATGGCGGCTG